TTAAGCAATTGAATGAACAGCAAATCAAACCAACGCAAGAAAAATTGGGATACGGTTACATCCAAAGAGAAAGTGATGTTGAAACTAAAGCGCCTACAGGTGGCAGTAAGTTGTTTTCTATATTTAAGAAAGCAGGATACGGTGGAACAGAACAAGAGTTTTATACAGACTTTTTCCCCAATGCATCAGAGGAAGATAAGAACATGACAGGACAAACCATTACACAAGCAACAAGCAAACAAGGTCTTCAAAGTCTTATGGGCTTTGACATGCCTGATTTTTCAGATCCATTTGCAGCGATAGGATCGATCAGTTCAATGTTGGACGATGAGAAGACAAAGAAGGCGGAGACATATAAACCCAAGCGATCAACCTACTTTGATTTCTTTGAAGATGAAGAAGATGCCGGTGCACCTTCTTATTTTAAAATGGGATCAAGCACAGGATTTGGATCTCTCTTTGGTTGATACGTATGTCAGATAAACATAAGAAAGCTGCATCCGCCGCCAGGCTTGCTAAGGACAAGATGGAGTGCAACAAACCACGAAAGACACCTGGGCACCCCACCAAAAGTCATGTGGTAAAAGCATGTGAAGGAGGAAAAGAAAAGATCATCCGCTTCGGTCAGCAGGGTGTAGAAGGTGCCGGCAAGAATCCCAAAACAGCAAAAGATAAAGCGCGTAAGAAATCTTACTATGCGCGACACAACGCTCAAGATCCCAATCCCGACAAAATGTCCGCCAGATACTGGAGTCACCGCGTAAAGTGGTGAGGCACAACTTCCTTTCACATGGCAAAACCCAAGTCCAGCTCAGCAGTCCGAATTGAGTCCAAGCCCAAGCTTACTCGACAAGGTGATGGAAAACATTCAAAAGCAAATCATGGGCGTAAATTAAGTCGCGGTCAAGGTAAGTAAAAATTATGTATGATTGGGGGTAACTATAGTTATCCCCATGTCAGATCTTTCGTCTGCGATTAACATCATTCGTAAATACGAAGGATTTAATGAGAAGGCTTACCCAGATCCTGTAACCGGTGCTGAGCCTTACACCATTGGATATGGCAGTCAGTATTACCCAGATGGATCACCTGTTAAGAAAGGACATCTGTGTAGTAAAACCAAAGCAGTGGAATACTTATTTCACGAAGTCAATGTCATTGAAGCACAGCTTGCAAAGCTAAACCTGGGCCTAGATCCCAGTATGTTGCAAGCGTTGATCTCATTCATCCACTCCATCGGTTGGGAATCTTTCTTATACAGTCGTGTTATCGATTGTTTAGAACGAGAAGATTTTTGTGGAGTAACAACTGAGATTGGACGATGGATTTTTGATGCAGATCACAAGGTCATTGGTGGCCTCCTGGATCGCCGCAGAGAAGAGATCAATCTGTTCCTCCAGGAAGTCGATGCCAATCCTTGGTCATCCACTGAGGTACTGTTGGCAGCCTTCCGCAACTACACTGCTGCCCCCCACCAAATCCGTGCAATCCGCAAGCTGGAAGAAAACATCAGTCCTTATCTGCTTTCGGAATTTGCCAATGATTTTGACATTGACAAAGATCCCTGGGATTGTTTTGATACCAATGACGCAGATCTGTTGTTTAACAGCTAGGCTTAGAATAATTGCATTGAGAACATGCAGAGTGGAATGGAGCGTTCAGCAGAACCACGGGAGTTTGATCTTCCTTTAGAGCTACAGTTCTCAATGCGTAAAGCAGAGCTTGTAGCGCAGGAATTAACCTGGGACGAGCTGTACCATGCTTTGTTGAACCTGTACCACCAACGATTGATGGAATGGTACGCCGTCAAATCCCTTCTGGAAGACGAGAACGTTTGCTTAGATTTCGATATCCCAACTGACATTGAGTTGGCAGAACTCGCCGCCGCATGTGTATACGACGACGAGGATGAAGATGACGATGAGCTTCAGCCGTTCTGAGCTTCGTCGAATTGAATGAGGCGGTCTAAGTACCACTGCGCTTTTTTCAGTGACTTAGTACCGCCCTTCAGGCGTTCGCGCCAGCCATATTTCATCAAGTTACCTTTGCAGTAACCACGGAACTCTTCTGGGGTTAAAGAAGCTTCGATTGCTTCGATGCACTCAATCCCGCCATCGGTGTAATGAGGTGGGTGATTGACCTCATCCGACTGAATCAAAGGACGTTCTTCAATAGTGTTCTCGCCAGGGAAGTTGGAATCCCGGTCCTTACTCAAAAATTCAGAGTTGCCAAGAGCCTCGACACCTTTAGCCCAAGGCACTGGGCACACACCACCGGGACAATCGCTCACTTCGTCTACCGGAGTAAACCACGTCGTTTTGCTGACAACATCCGTTCCTTCTCGTCCGGACCCTCCAGTTCCAGTACCAAAGCCTTCGGACGGGGCGATGCTCCCATTGCTATCCCCTCCTCCATCGATGGGATGTAGCCCGTCATTCCAGGACGTGCTCCCTCGAGATTCAAAGGATTCCTTTCGAGACCCTGTTCGCATGCAACTAAACCTCTGTTGTACATGTCATATAAGGGTACATCATTTTCCTCGTTATCGAGAGGTGCCCCAAAGTCTTCTTCATCGAGACAACGACAAGCAATCTCGTCTTGAACAAAACTATCCAAAAAGCCAGCGGCGGAATGCATCACGGTGAGTAATTGATTCACTTCTTTTACAATAATAAGATGGCAAGTATTTATAGTTCTACTTACGACCCAAGGCAAAACTCTGGTACCTCTGGCGCTGAGGTCTCAGACTTACGTCCTGAACAGGCGTATGATACCGACTTGAGGCGTGTTGAGCAAGATTCCAGAAGCTCGGCAGAATCTGTTAACCAGAATCAAGAGCGCGTTGCACGCTACATGCGAGCTGCTAAGACGGCAGGCGAATATCAAAAGCGTAATTTAGTGCGTGAACCAACGAGCGCAACCAGAGGTGATTCGGGCGGACGTGCCGGATCCGTTGGTTACGCTCGTAAGCCCAAGATGAGTTTTGGCAGACCCTTCGGTTAAACCTGGGAAAAGACCACGTTGTTTGGTTGGTCTTGATATTTACCTTTACGGTCTTGATATGTGGTGTGGCATGGGTTGCCACGATAAAACAACAGTTGCGTAATTCCCTCATTCGCATAGATGCGATTGAAAAGACCAGTGCAATTGCTAATTTCAAGCGTCAGGTATCCTTCCCAACCACTCTCGGCAGGCGTAATATTGACCAGGATTCCCGAACGTGCGTAAGTAGATTTGCCAACAGCAACGACAGTGACATCCCTGGGGAGCTTCAACCGTTCTTGCGCCACGCCAAGACAATAGCCATACGGCGGTAACAAGAAGTATTGACCGCGTTCATCTTCTAGCAAATCTGCAGGCTTCAGGATGTCAGGGTCAAAGTTCTTCGGGTCGCAATCACCGGCTTGAACCTTACCAAAGATTAAGCATTGTGCTGGTGACAGCCGAATGTCATAACCATATGAACTAAGGCCATAGCTCAGCAACTTTCGATCATTCTCTTTGCTGACCAGATGATCCACAAAGGGTTCAATCATCTGTTCTTTTTCGGCCAGTTCCTTGATTTCCCAGTCGGCCAGAACGCTCATAGGTCCTTGTAATCGTCCTTCAGTATACAGAACTCAAACAAGAAGATGCCCACGTTCTCCATAAATTTGCGTAAATGTATCGACAGCGTCACTCAGGACATCCTGGGGAGGCAGATACACAACAAATGATGTGCACGTTCTTTTCCGCTCTACCTTATTGTCTTTATTACACAGGAGATAGGGTACAGTTCTCAGAATGCACATTGGGAATTGGAAGATTTTAGGTTCGTAACGAATCATGTCAGGACAATTGCTGAAATACAGACCTTGCTTTATCTCCTTAGATATCCATGCGTGGTACATGCGTCGAAACCACACAGCATGAGATGAAGTCAATGTCAAGGAGGAAGCCCTTGTCATCTTCCACTTTTGATTCTTTTGATCCCAGAAGTAGGCACCAGCGGGCGGGAACAGATAACAACTTCCGTGCCACTCCTGGTTATTCAACCCATCATCTAAAGGTGTGTAAAAATGATCAGCCTGTACATAACTATTGGCAATCTTGGAGCTGGCAACATCTAGATCGATGCCACCCAGCAGTTCGTTTGCTGCCAGGATCAAATCGTCATTGGTGATCAACTCAACGCCTTCATTGCGGGAGTTAACACCACGAATACCTTTTTCAGCCATTATTCAGAAGCCTTGTTGTAATCAATTTCTAAGTAACGAATGCCCTCTTCGTCATTGATGATATAACCCGCTTTTTCCACAGGGTCAATCTTTTGTGCAGCGGAGAGAATACGTCTAAATGTTTCGGCAAGATCTCCGTCATTGCCGCGTTCACAATCCTCTTGTGCCGCATGGATTTCTTTCAAGGTCCAAAAGAACATTGACCGTTCTTTGTTCCTTGGTTGAAACACCATGACACCTGGGCCTTCGACCTCCCACATCTTGCAGTATTGCTCACCCATATCGCCTAACACCACTTTGATTGTGGCATCGAGCATACGAGCTTTTGTTTCGTCCAGCTCAGGACCAATAACAGAAGCAATTAGTTTTTCACGTCGATCCATCTTTTAATAAACCTTGTCGATGTAGAGATTCTAAAAGTTTTGGGGTAGGTTGGTACAGTACCACCAACTTGCCCAACACTCCGCGTTTTTTAACAAGTTTTCCGTTTTCGTCACGGACCTTGTCGAATTCACCTGAACGGATTAGATATTCTGCCACACATCGCAAGCGCCGCTTAAGAGGCAATTCGGCCTGGGGGAACTTACCACAGATGGTATCAGGATTCAAATCACAAAAAGCTAAACGCAAGCGGTTAGCCAATGTCATGTTGGAATTTGCGTCCTCTTCTTCGTAGTTCTTTAGATTTTCCAGATATCGCCTCAGGCATCCATCGTCAAACGAACCGGAGGGCGGAAGAAACATTTCCACTTGGCGCACCAAGGATTCAGGTAACTTTTCCTCGTGGTTCTCTATTGTGATCGCTTCAATCTCAATACCCTGGAAACGATGTGCCATTATTTCAGAAAATCTTGCCTGAAGCTGTATAAAGCCTTTTGATTTT